AACTCTGCGCCCGGCTCCGAGGTGGAGAGGGTGCCGTTGAGACGCTTGACGTATCCAGCCTGAGTCGGGTCGGTGTAGACGGCGATGAGACCGTCGTAGCCGTACTGGTTGGAGTCCGCAGCCGCCGATGGGACGGTGAACGAACCTGCGCCAGCGGTCAGGATGGTGACGCTGTTTCCGATGACGACCGTCTTGGAGGTGTACGTTCCCGAGACAGTTCCCGAGTAGACGTTCCATGACAGGACCGAAGCCGGAAGTGCGGTCGGAGCGGTGATGGTGACGGAGTTGTTCGACCCAGAGACCGCACGGCTTCCCTCAGCGGTGGTGGCGAGGGTCTCGCCAGCCGAGGAGTTCAGGCTGATCTTGTAGTAGAGCGTGTCCGTTCCGCCGACGAGCGTTCCGCCTGTGGTCGTGGCCGCAGCCGAGGTGTAGTCCGTGACAACTGGACGGGTCAGTGCGCCAACGAAGCCGACGTTCCCAGCCGAGCCGTTTCCACGACCGGTGAGGAGGTTGCGCTCTTCGCCGAGCATGGTCGCCCAGAGGAGCGAGGTGTGGCTGAGTTGACGAAGGTCGGTGTAGCCCTGCGCTTGGAACTGAGCCTGCATGTAGACCTCATCGCTGACGCCCGACTCAACATACGACACAACCTTGCGGTCGGCGGCGTAGCTGATCTTCGAGGGACGCTGGAGGGCGATGCCGCTGCTGCTCGGGAACTGCGTTGAAGCGGTTCCTGATGAGAAGAACGTGCTCTGGTTGGCGACGCCACCGGTGCCCGAGTTGGACACGCCAGTGATGCGACGGAACTCCTTGGCCTGACCGACGCCACCGATGCGCGAGATGCTGTTGCGCAGGATGAACGAGCGAGGCACGAGAAGCGCCAGCGCCGGGTCGAGGTCGTAAGGAACGAGGCCGTAGTTTCCGGCGATAGCACCGGTCAGCGGCGTTGAGTTCGTCCAGTCCTTGTTGATGTCAACGAGGCGGTCGATTGCGGCCTGAGCCTCGGCGACAACGTCAGGAGCCATCGACTTGTTGACGATGTCCGAACGCATGGCCTCAAGTGAGGCGGTCGGGTTGGAGGCGGCTGCGGTCTTGACGATGCCTTCGCCCTTGACGAATGCAATCTCGCCACGAGTAGCGGCGTGGTAGGACCGGGCCTGAGCGTCGGACAGAGCCGACTTGAACATTTCGAAGCGCTCAAGACGCTGGTCGGCGGGAAGTCCACCGAACAGGTCGTCAACGCGAGGGGCTGCGAGAGCCATGTTGATCTCCTTAGATCGTAGGGTTGGTTGGTTAGGCGCTGACGAGCTTCTTGGCGTCGGCTTCCATCTCCAGAGCCTTGCTCAGGTACATCGTCCGCAGGTCGGGATCAACGACCTCTGATGCGAACTTCCTGTACCGGGAAGCCTCTGACTGGAGCCGCTCGGCTTCGACGCTCTTGTACGCCTGTCCTGCGGTTCGGGTGATGGCTGGCCCACCTGGAGCCGCCATCTCTTTCACTCGCTCCAGTTCAGCCTTGAGGAGCTCGATCTCCTCAGACTGCGCTGCCTTTGCGATTTCAATGTCGGCGAGGATCGTGTCCACGCCGAGGGCCTTGACGACTTCGGCTCGGAGAGCGTCACGCTCGTCGTCGCCGCCAGCCTTGGCTGCCTTCACGATGTCGGCGCTGACGCCGAGTGCCATGTAGTCCATATCGATGTCCTTCTCGTCTGACTCGTCCATTGTGAACGGAGCGTCGGTCTCGCCTTCTTCGGCTTCGCCGTCCCACCAATCTAGGAAGATTTGCAGCGCAGCGAGGAGGTGAGAAACGTCCATCGTTTCGTCCTCCTCGCCCATCGCCATCTCGTCCAGTTCGGCCTTGATAAGTGCGATGAGTGACTGACGAACGGCTTCGAGGTCGGCGGCGTTGTGCTCAACCTTCTCAAGGTCGGCGTCTGCGCCCTTCCAGTTCTCAGGGATCAGGTCCTCACGGTTCAGCGCAGCGGCACGAGTCTTGATGTGCGCCTTGACCTTGGCCGGGTCCTTGGCTCGCCCGAATGACTGGATGGCGTTCTTGAGGTCGGCGACAGTCTTGATGGGGTAGGAGCCATCGGGAAGCGCAGCGCCAGACGAGGAGGCCTGTGCACGCTCGTCCTCGGAGTATTCACGCTTCTCGGTCTCGGCGTCTGCGGCCTTCGGGTCTTGGATAACCGTTCCGGGGTTGATCCCCGGCTCCTCGGGCTTGCCAGCGTGTCCGGTGCCGTCGCACTTCGGGCAGGTCTCGCCGGTCTCTGGCAGTTTGCCGAGTCCGTCGCAGGTGGCGCACTGGTGGTCGCCGGGGTACTCGGACTCGTCCTTCGGCTGGTAGCCGTCCTCGGGCTTCCAGTCGGCCTCGATGCTCGGGTCGCCTGCGGCCTTCTCGTAGTCGTAGGTGCGCTCGGCGTCAGCGGCTTCGACGGTCTCGGTGAGTCCGACGCCCTTGGCGATGGTGGTCACGGCGGTCGGGTTGCACGGACGGTCGACGTAGGACACTTCCACGATGTTGCCGCCGACGATGCGTCCGCGCGGAGCGGAGGCGTCCTTGACGACCTTGGCACCCTTGATGCCGATGCTGTAACCCTTCAGGAGTCCGGCCTCAATCTTCGCCTTGGTGCCCTCGTCGATGACTCGTGACTTGAGGTGCCAGTCGTCGCCCTCGTTACTGAGTTCGAGTCCGATGCCAGCGGCGATAGGTGAGTGCATCTCACGCAGGTTGCCGAACTGCATCCAAGCAGGCATCGCAGACTTCAGCCACGTCGGGTCGCAGACTTGCTCGTCAAGGTCGAGGTCGGGGCCTGTGGCCTTGCCGACGACGATCAACTGCCCGTCCTCGTCGTATGTCTTGGTGATGTCGCCTGCGTAGGCGTAGACGGTCTCGTCGGTCATCTGTTGATGGCTCCTGGATCAGTGTCCCTTGAAATGCTTGGACAGTTTGTCGTGGTGGTGCTTTACCTTGGCGACGTGGGGCTTCTTCGCCTTCTTCGGTTTCTTCACCTTGGGGGCCTTATGACCACCGTGAGCCTTCACGCCTCCGGTGCTGTGTCGTCGGGTCATCGTGGCAAGCGTAGAACGAACGTGTGTTCGTTTGGTGTAACCGCCTAGCCCAGCGTCTCAACGTCGTCGAAGAATGAACTCGGCAAGCCGAAGTCGTCGGCGATGATGTCGGGCTTCGGTTCTCCGTCTGACTTGGTGACGTTGCCAAACTTCACGAGGTCCATGCCTGCGAGTTCGTTGGCGACCTGCTGGAACTTGATCAGCATGTTCTGGATCTCCTCCGGTAGTGCTGCGAATCGGTCGGGGTGGTTGAACAGGACTTGGACTTCACTGTGGAACTCGAGTGCGTTCTCGCCTGCGTACTCTGAGATGTATTTAGCGATGAACTCGTTGCCGACTCGGTTGCCGTTCAGGTCGACCTTGATGCCTTGTGCGTCAAGGAATCCTGCCTCACGCATGGCACGAGCGATGATGCCGTCTCCGGCGAAGTTGCTACTCGTGGCCTCGGCGACGTGCTGAGCGACGTGGCCGAACTCGTGCGTGTAGATGTCCCTGATGTTGTTGGCGACGAAGAACTCTTTGTTCATGCTGAACAGTTCCTCGGTCTGCTTCGGGCTGTTGTAGACGCGTGCGAGTTTCTTGGTGATCAGGAGGCGCTTGCCGTAGTCCTCGCCGTGTCGGGCCTTGAACAACAGGTTGTTCCGCTCGTCCATGCTGGCGATGGCTGCGAGCCAACGTGATCCGTTCGAGGCGACTTCGACGTGCGTCAACTCGTCAATAATGCCTGGAGTCTTGAGGTCGGCGTCCTTGAGTGCGCCAGCGACTTCCTCAAGGTGCGACGGTCGGATCTTGGCTGCGTCCATCGCATCGCCGTCGATCTGGATGTTCTTGCTCGTGAACCAGTCGACTGCGTCGGCCATCGTGGGGAAGGAGAACCGGCTGTTCGCAGGCTCGCTCGCTCCGAGTGTCGGCCCAGCTGCTACCGGCTCGGGAACGCTGCCGCTCGTATCCGGCTTGTCGATCTCTGGAGCATCGCTTGGCGGCGTCAGGTCGGAGCCTCCGTCCGTTGCGCCTTCCTCTGGCATGGTGACGTCG